GTTGAGTAGCTTGAATAACAGCCACACGACCATATCCAAAACTGTCAAGGTAAAACTGACTGACTGAATCTGGATTAGCCATGTGTTACTCCTTAGACGTTGTTGTAAGTGCCGGAAACTGATTGACCACTGTTAGAGCCATACAGCGTTACGGTAACGTTACCACTTGTTGACAATGCTTGAACGTTTGCGCCATCAGACCACACAATACCAGCGGCACTTGCGGAAATAACGTTTGTCCAAGAAGGAGAGGCAAGGTTAGTCGATGTGTTAAATTGAATCACAACGTTAGCTGTTGGCAACAACTGATACAAACCAACTGGAATGGTTGTACCGGATGTTGTTGCAGTAACGTTTGATGCTTCAAAGTACGCACCGGCTGTGTTCGTCGCCGCATTGGCTAGGATGATTTTATTGGGTGAAAGTGACATGATTTACCTCCTTATAGTGAAATAGAGTTGTAACCCGTCACCTGTGTCATGGTCTTAGGCTTGGTAGATACCAATTCTGCAATCATGAGAACAGCGCCAACATAACCAATTTGCCAGTTAGGCAGAGTGGACTCAAATCCTGTGAACACAAACGAACCTTGCTCATGGATGTATAAGCTCAAGTAGTTCATGTTGAGGAAGTAAACCGTACCCTCTGGGCAATATGGGTCTGGATAGATTGGCACACCAGCAACCATCAAAGCACGGAAAGCGGCTTGAGGACCGTTGCCGTCTGCATCAAATCCGTTGCCGGGAGTGATGACATACTGCTCTTGACCTACAAAGTCTTGTGCTAAGAGTGTCCAAGTACCAAATCCGCAAACGCCAAATGTAGGTACTTCAGCACCTTTCTTAACAGTTCCAGCAATGTACTGAAGAATGTTTTGACGAGTTGGGTTTACGTTACCAGCGGCATACTGGGCAGATTGCCACCATGTATAGCTTGAACGGGAAATGTTTCCGTATGTACCGGAAGAAGAAACTGCGGCGGGAAGACCAATGAACTGCTGATTGTTTGTTGTATTGGTGTACAACGCAGTAGCCATCGCATCCATCATGACGTTTGTCGCGTCATTCATGCGAGCTTCAATGAGTGGGATGATTGCGGCGTCTTGCTGAACCGCACCCTCCATACCGAGGAACGGTACTGGGGCAATCATGAGTTTCAAATCAAATTCAGCGTTGTAAGCACCTTGCTGGACGGCAGGCTGGTTGAATGAACCAGAGTAGTCCGACCACTGGGCGTTCACAAATTGTGAGCCTTGAACTGGAACTGTTACTGAGGATACACCACCGCTTGCTTGTTGACTGTTTGCAATCAACGCCGCAAGTAAAGGCGTACTGTTATAAAGTTGAACAACCAGCTTGGGGATGAACGCTCTACGAGTGACGTAAGTCAGCTCGGTATATTGCGAACTACCCGTTGCCGGAATAATACCGCCACCAATAGGCATAATTTATCTCCGAAAAAAAATATCCCCTGTTTTAAAAACCTATTGGTCTTACGTTTCCTTTGCGTAAGTCCATCAAGGCTCTTGATGCTTCATCCCTAGCCGCAGTCACTCTGTTTTTCCAGAAAGGCTTCAAGTCAAACTTTGCAAGCGGATTGGGCTGATATGCTCCGCTGACAGACGTTGGCGTGGCTGATTGTTTCATCCACTCCCAGTAATCCGCCGCGGCTTCATGATTGGTAATTCCTTTATCAATCATTACTTTTTCGATTTCAGGAATGTCATTTTCAGACAATCCTCTTTTCATAAGTTTTTGACGACGCGATTCCAAATCAGCTACCGCCTCTTTTTCACGCAACTTGTTTTCCAAGTCTTGTACTCTTTGCTCTGCGCGAAGCACTGCGTTATTGGTTTTTTGTTCAATATCAAGTTCTGGCAATGGCATATTGGGATGAACTTCCCTAACCAAGCCTAAAAACTTAGGACGAATTTTAGGGTCGTCCGACATTTTTTTAACCAACATTGCGAGTTCATCTCGCTGTTCAAAGGTAAGGTCTTCTAAACTCATAAATATCCCCTGTTGTTATTAAATTACTTTTTTACCGTCACCGGGCTTCTCAACGTGCATCTTGTTCTTAGGACCAGCTTTAGCTGGGTTGCTAAGTCCACCTAAGTGAGCAAAACGTGGTTGGTTGGTGATGACGCCATGTTGCTGATTGTCAGAAATCGGGTTACGAGGCTGACCAGCGGCGCGAGGTTTAAATAAATCCATGATAGTTTCCTTTTACATTGGAGGAGGAGTTGCGCCACCAGCGGGAGGCATACCGGGAGGCATACCACCCCCAGCACCCGGCATTGGCGGCAAATTGGGAACAGCGGGAGCTTGAGACATTGCCCGACCTTCTGGCGTAGCGCCTCCAGCTTGGGGCAAATTTTGTAGCATCTGAATAATTTCAGACTGCTGAAGTTCTTTGGTTTTGTTTTTCTTGGGACCGAGAACCGCGGTGAGAGAACGAATGGCGGCAAGCGCTTTTTGTCCTTCATCGGATTCAGAGCCAAGGCTAGGCAAAGCTTGTTCAATCAAATCCATTGCCATGGAGAGATTGACCATTGCGCCTTCACGATTGCCCATCTTGGGTTCAGGTGTTGACATGGGAGAAGCCATTGGCGGCGTCTCAGCATCCGACATATTGCCGGGTTCATTTGGAGGCGGCGTAATTGCTGGAGCTGACGATGCCCCGGCGCCTCTTTGCGACTTAATTAAATCCATCAGCTTATCTGGTGGGACGCTCATAAATTGCCTCAATCGTTAAAGTTAACTCAATTGACCCGAACTATAACACTATGTCAAGTGGGGAGGCAAATTTTTATTCCCGCCCCCCCAAAGGAATGTTGGTTTTGGTCAAGCCAAATAACCTTAAGGGGCAAGCCCCGTAAGATTACTTGCGGCTCTTACGACCTTTACGCGCTTTACGCATGGTTCACTCCTAGATAAGAGGAGGCGACCTATTTATGAGGGAAGGAAGCCACACCCTTTTTTTCTTCTCAGAAAAAACTTTCACAATCTGACTGTTTCGCGTCCACTACTTCTAGTGGTGCGCTGGGTACCGAGATTCGGTGTCCCTGTATTCCTGTACTGAATCGACGCCGGTTTAGACATCGCTTTCAAAGATTCTGTGCTGACCCTTGGTTGATCTGCTCTGGGTTGTGTAGATGTTCTTGTAGCCATTACTGCACCGCCTTCAAATCTGCTTTCTTTTCCTTAGGAGCTGGGGCTTGCTGTGGTTGTTGTTGTTGCATAGCCTCGCGCTTTTTCAACTTGTCTTTGAGCAATTGTTTCATGGGTGGCTCAAGTAAGTCAAGTAGGGATTCTTTGTCAATGGCTTGTGCTTTGAATAAGTTGAACGCCAACTGACGCAAGTCCTCTGTGAAAATGGGCGAATTGGAGTGCGCGTCCACCTTGACCGTGTAGTCTTTGGTGAATTGCTCGGCAATAAATTGATTGCCCGCATCGTCTTCCAAGTGTGTTTTGTCGTAGGCTTGCATGAGCTTGAGATACAGCGTTGCCACTTTTTCCAAGCTGTCTTCAACCACCAGTGCGCGTTTTTTGGCGCGTGAGGAACCCAGTCTTGCAAGTTGAGAGGCGTGACCAGCAGAACGTACACCTTGTTCGCCGCGACCGGAGAGAATGGCTGAGATGCCGGACGCTTCTTCAAACATGGCGTCCACTTCCTTAATCACTTCAAAGAGTTCGCTTGGCATATTGGGTGACAAACGGTCCACTTTAGCGTTTGGCATATCTGACATGAGCAGACCACCAGCGCGGTTCAGTGCAAAGTTTTTCTCATCCAAGATGCCGGTAAAACCAGAGAGCGCGGTTGGCGGATTGACTTGTTTGGAGAGCAAATCTTGAATCTCCGCCATACGAGAGTTTCTGAGTTCTTGCAGTTGTACAAGACGCTGTACTTCAGATTGACCCCAGTAGTAGTCGTACTGAGGATTGGGACAAAGCTGAACAAAGGGTAGTTCGCCTTTTAGGAAAACACTTACGCCTTCTCGGTCGTAAATAACAACATCCGGGTCGGCAATCGTAACCATTTGATAGTCACGGGTTTCGTCGTTCCAAACCCACAACTCATACATTTTGATGGTGTCTTCACTGACACGGGCTTTGTATCGGTTGTAGCCAGAGAGATTGATGTCTACATTTCCGTAGAGTTGCGGATTGGTGGATGACATGATGATTTGCTCGACGCCGTCTGGGATGTCCTCAGAGCGTGTGTGAACAGCGCTTGAGACGCGCTTGACAATTTGTTCACGTTTGGGATGAGAGTAAAGTCGGTTGTAGAGTTCCGACTTGGTGCTGTAGTAGGT